ATGAAAATGAATAAGACGTATGTCAAAAAAGTAGTAGATGTACTAAAAGATGTACTTCCTAAACTGCCAAAAGAGAAGCAAGAGTATATCGTTGGACTGGCTGAGGGAATGGAACTTGCAAGAAATTTAAATACTACATTAACCTCTAATACAAAAGAGCCGGCAGAGGAAAAGGATATAGCGTAATGAAAAACCAAGCAAAGATAGAAAAAACAATAGATAACATTTGCGATTACATAATCGCAAAAACAAGTTTAATTCCTGAGATTAGGGAATACGAGCTTGAGCAGTTACCAAATATGATCAATGCTCTAGCAGACTTAATTAGGGCAGTGGATGGAAATTAAAAATTTATAACAGGAGGAATTATGGCGGAAGTAAGACCGGATGCGGTTACATTCATTGATGTAATACAGGTAATAAAAACAGTTGCAGTTAGAGGAGCGGGAACAGAAGAAGACCCATTCAGAAATATCACACAGTTTTGGACACTTGATGGGTCTTTGATTGTAGAATTTGATATTCAAAAAATGGCAGGTGAAATCATCTCTGACTATCAGGGACGTTCTGCTGCTTTGCGTGAGATGATGAAATAAACTCTTTCGCTTTGTCAGCAAGTATGTCGTATTCAACAAATGCAACCAAAGCTTTAAGGAACATTTTTATATCTCCCACATTGTAGTCTTTATGCTTGCGTTCATAATGTGTTTCATCATTACCGAGCCAAGCACAGGCAGTAGCAAGGTCTTTAATACGTTCACTATCAATATAGTTGTTAATACAATTAGCCAGTGTGGCTTTGCGAATTTCAGACTCTTTGTCCGGATATTTATAAATGGAATAATCTTTTACAAGATATTCAAGTGCTTTCCTAAGACCTATACCTGTGAGTTGATTAAGTCCTTTTCTTTCAGACTCTAAGGCTTGAGAGTATATTTCAGGAAATTCGGAAGAAACATTACTTATTTCATCAGAGATTTCGAGGATATTATCATAATTATTATGTGAATAACTCGAAATTCTAAGCGGATATCCAAGATCTACAGGCTGAGTATTATATGAACGAACTAAATATAGTTGATTACATTTAGGACAGTAATATTCAGCATAAACATCAAACATACAGGAAGTATCATCAAACAGATGAAAAGCATTAACAGGTGAAGATACATTGCCGGTATCACAAATAGGACAAGATTTAGGTATCTCTAATAGAAGTTCTAATGTTGGTTGACCTTGATGGATCGGTCTTACAGTAATTTTTTGAAAAGACATACAAATTTACCCCCTTAGTTATTTGATTGAATTATAACACAAAGAAAATAGTATAGAAAGGAAGTTACATGAAAGAGAATAAGGAAAAGTTAGAAGATTTTAAAACATGCGAATTGGTTGCAGAACTGAAAACTCGTGAGGGTGTAGATTGTGCTATGGTTGAACCATACCAACAAGAAACATTAGATGTAGAGGGTCCAGCCATAATACTTACAGTGATAGATTGATTTAGCTTTGAATATTAAAAGTAAACAGGAGAAAAGATGAATTTAACAGAAACAATCAACAAATACACAGCGAATGAGGAACTTAGGGCGGTACTCATTGAGTACTATACAAAAAATCCTTATAAGTATATGCATCACAGCCTTAGGATGTTAAGCAGACTCACGAATGATGAAAATAAGAAAATAGCAATAGTAAAGCGAAGTCTTGAGAACGGTTGGAGAGTATTTTATGAACTTTATGAAGCAGCCAACCTGTAATTAGATTAGATAGGAATGTAAAAGTTGAGAAAAACGCAGAAGAGTTGAGAAAAACGGAAAATTAAAAATGGGTGAAATAAAGATATTAGAGCAAGTAGAGCTTGAACGAAATGAATTGTATGACCCTGACGAGGCTTATAATAGAGGTGGGTATCACCAGCCTTTTGAAGCAACACTGTTTGAGTATGAGGGGCAAAGATACGGATTTATGTACTATAGCACTTCTTGCGGTGATTTTGGAAGCAGGTATAAAAAAACACTGTATCAAAATGGCAAAGAGCTGGCAGAAACTGAGGTAAATCAAGTAGACAGAAATAAAGTCTACAGGTATGGCTTTCGCTGGGATAACCCTCTGCATTTAGAAATGTACAGAGCCGGGCTTTTAACACAGTGGGACTTCTATCAAGAGGAGGATGAGGAGTAATGCAGGTTTTAGGGATTATGTTAGCACTGATTTTAATAATGACGGCAGCATTTTTTATAGATGATAAAGAGTAGGGGGTGATTCATAAGTGGAAGAAAATGAAATCATGGAAAGTAAGAGGGTATCTACTAAGGATGCTGCAAAGCGATTAGGGATGGCTGAATGTACTCTCAGGATGTTAATGAGAAATAAGGATATTGACATAGGTTATGTATCAAAAGGTGGTGGTACTAATCACAGGTATTGGATATATGAGGACAAGTTGAATAAGTGTTTAGGCAAGGATGTGTAAATATAAAGGAGGTAGCTATGTGTGAGAGTAATGAAAGTGTGGTAAGTGTGTTTGCTCCGGGTAGGAAACACATAAGTACGGAAGTAGTTAGGGACGGTACAAGAACTATATTTACTATAACATTTGAAGCAGCAGAATCGAGGGAGTTACACATACCTGAATTCCTGCAAAGAAGCAGTCATTATAGAGAGGTGATATAGATGGCAATGGCTAAATATTCAGGAAATATGAGACAGACTGGAATAGGCGTTAAGGAACTTAAACAGCTTATTAGGATTGGTGATAGGTTTGACTACACATATGATTGCTTTAGTGCTGAGGATTTTGGAGACAGTTCAAAACCTAAAAAGAAAACAGACAGGGTGGAAGTAATTAAACTATATCCTGATCTGGTTAAGTTAAGGGTACTTAAGACAGGCAAGGAAATGATAGTAAGCTTTGCAGATATACTGCTTTACAGCAATAAAAAGAGCTTACAGCCCTTTAAAGAAGAGAAGCTGTAAGCCAAAAATAAATATGTTCATGTAATTATAACAAACAGGTATAAAAAATGCTAGAGAAAAAAATATTAAAAGACCGTAATGAATGGCTGAACCACCGAGAAAAGCTCGGTGGTTCAGATGCAGCGGCTGTACTTGGGCTTAATCCCTACAAATCAAACACTGACCTGTGGTTTGAGAAAAAGGGGAAAATCAAGCCTAAAGACATATCAGATAAAGACTATGTAAAGTACGGTATAGCAGCAGAAAACTATTTAAGAGAGCTTTTCAAGCTTGATTACCCGAATTATGAAGTGCTTTATGATGAAAACAATATGTTTATAAACGATAAGTATCCATTTGCTCATGCAAGCCTTGATGGTGAGCTTATCGAAAAGGATACCGGCAGGAAGGGCATACTGGAAATAAAAACAACAAATATACTTCAAAGCATGCAAAAAGAGAACTGGAAAGGAAAGATACCTGAAAATTATTATGCACAGGTGCTTCACTACCTGATGGTTACAGAGTATGACTTTGCAGTCCTTAAAGCACAGCTAAAGAGTGTATTCAATAATGAGGTCTATATACAAATAAGGCACTACTTTATAGATCGAAATGAAGTTGAAGAGGATATAGAGTACTTATGTAGGGAAGAAAAGAAGTTTTGGGAAAGTCTTAAAAAAAGAAATCCTCCAAGTTTAATTCTTCCGGACATATAAAATCCAACTGTCAACCGGATGTTTACAGTTGGAACTGACATAAAAATGATAAAACCGAAAGTGGTTGTAAACCTATAATTGACAACCGCTTAAAAACCAAAAAGGAGTAAATATGGAGCTAAAGATATACAGTCCTAAAGATGATAATGACTTACAAACTATTGAATGGAATCATGAAGAGATAAAGGCAGAAGTTACCCAAAAGGTAGAGATGTATAAGACATTAGTTTACACGGATGATCAGGTTACATCAGCTAAGGCAGACAAGGCTAAGTTAAATAAGTTTGTAACAGCCTTAGAGGATAAAAGAAAAGAAATCAAAAGGAAGTACTTAGAGCCTTATGAAACATTTGAAAAACAAGTTAAGGATATAGTAGCTATAGTAAATGAACCTATAGCACTTATAGACAGTCAGATAAAGGCTTTTGATGAAGAGAAAAAGGCGAAAAAGGCAGCAGATATTAAAGAATACTGGGACAGCCTAAAGGTTGAAGAAATTCCTACCTATGAGCAGATATTTAATCCCAAATGGCTTAATGCATCCACTTCAATGTCAAGTATCAAGAAAGATATTGAGAATATCCTTATTGATGTAGAAAACGCATTAAATACATTGGATTGTCTTCCAGAGTATTCATTTGAATCCAAGGATGTGTATAAAAAGACGTTAGATGTTACAAAGGCTATAAACGAGGCTAACAGACTTGTAGATGTAGCTAAGAGAAAAGCTGAGGAGGAGCAACGAAAAGCAGAGCTTAAGGAACAGGAAGAAGCTAAGAAAGCACAGGAAGAAGCTTCTAAGGCACTTGAAAATCCGATACCGGAAAGAGAAACAGTCAAGACTTCAGAAGTAAAAGATGAACCTTCCGATTTGGACGAACCCTTAATGCCAAGGGAGTGGATAGGGTTTGAAGCTTATCTTAGCAGTGAAGAGGCTAAAAAACTTGCATCTTATCTTAAACTCAACAACATAAAGTTCAGAAGACCTACAAGTAATTAAAGAAAAGAAGGAGATAGAAAAAATGGCAGTACAGAACAGTTTAACAAATCAAAAGAAGAGCAATGGACTTACAGCATATCTTACACAGGATGCAGTAAAGAATCAGATAAACAGTGTTATAGGTGGAAAGAACGGAGACAGGTTCATATCTTCAATAGTTTCAGCAGTTAATACCAATAAAGAGTTACAAAGCTGTACTAATCAGTCGATCCTGTCAGCGGCACTTTTAGGAAATAGTTTAGGACTTTCTCCAAGTCCACAGCTTGGACAGTACTATATGGTACCGTTTAACGACAAGACAAAAGGGAAGGTTGCACAGTTCCAGCTCGGGTACAAAGGATATTTACAGTTGGCAATGAGGAGCGGTCAGTATAAAAAGCTTAATGTATTAGCAATCAAGGAGAGGGAACTTATACGATATGATCCACTTAATGAAGAGATAGAAGTTAATCTTATAGAGGATGATACCGTAAGAGAGAATACTGAAACTATAGGCTACTATGCAATGTTTGAGTATACGAACGGATTTAAGAAAACTTTGTACTGGTCTAAAAAGAAGATGGAAGAGCACGCATTGAAGTATTCACAGGCTTATGCAGCAGACAAAAGAAAAGGTACTTCATGGACCTTTTGGGCTAAAGACTTTGACTCAATGGCATACAAAACAATGTTAAGGCAGCTTATAAGTAAGTGGGGAATCATGAGCATAGATATGATGACAGCATTTGATAAGGATATGGCAGTAATCAATCAGGACGGTTCATCCTATTATGTAGATAATCAGGATGATGATATTAATGAAGATACTGTTATTGATGCAGTACCGGATGATGTAGGCGAGTATAGTACAGAGCAAGAAGAGGGTAATGAAGTAAAAGAAGAGCCGGAAGCGAATACTACCGCAAAGGATGACATACAAAATAGCCTTTTTGGTGATTAGAAGAAAGTATGTGAGTAATAATATACAAGTTAAGGGTATCTAAAATGGTGACCTTAAAAAATTGTAATCAAACTTGAGGAGCCGGATAATCTCATTAAAACAGCACACTTTAACAGCAGGGTCGGATAAGCTGCTATAAAAGCCGAACTTATGAATATACTTTTGTGGAAGCAAACCACATTAAAAAATGCTGTAACCTCATTTGGCTTTATATCACAGGGATATGTTACGAAAGCCATTATAGTCCCCTTCTTTTATTCGTCAAAGAAGGGGATACAATCAAGATAAAAATAATTTAAGTGTATGTATAGAATATCTATCTATACAGAAAGGTATTAAATGGCACGACCACGAAAGGTAGGTTTGGATTATTTCCCTTTTGAGTGCCAAAGTGATGAGAGGATAAGATTAATACAAGCTGAATATGGATTAAAAGGATTTGCTATAGTCGTCAAACTCTTTCAAAAAATATATGGAGAGTATGGTTACTACTGTGAATGGGACGAAGAAAGGTCATTGCTCTTTGCGTCGGAGAACGGTTCATTTAGTGATGATAGAAACTTAATAGACGGAATTGTCGAAGCTTGTATTAGAAGATTCATTTTTTCAAAAGACATGTATGATAAGTATCGTATCTTAACATCTTCTGAGATACAGGAAAATTACTTACTCGGAGCATCCAGACGAGAATATGTGGAATTGAAAAAAGAGTATCTTCTTATTAAAGGCACCCAAAAATATAAAAATGTATACATTAACTCGATTAATGTATACGGAAACTCAATTAATGTATACGGTAGTACACAAAGTAAAGTAAAGGAAAGTAAAGTAAATAAAAATAATATATATAGTGCGAAAAGTGCGGACACTCAAAAGACAGTGAAAAAATCGGAGGGTAAAAATAAAGATGTTGTTTATTATAAAGACCCTGATTTAGATAAAGTTTTTAAGGACTATATAGCAGATAGAAAAGAAGCAAAGAAAGATTTGACCAGTAGGGCTATAAAAGAACACATGGAAGAGCTCAAAGAACTTGCGGGTGAAGATACAGAACTGGCTATAAAGATAATAAAAAAATCAATATTGAAAAGTTGGACAGGTTTTTTCAAGCTTGAAGAGAAGAATAAGCCTAAACAGGCAATTCAAGGAAATCAATCCACAAGGGTTAGTGGTAACCGATTTTTAAACTTTGAACAAAGAAATGATAATGAGGAAGACTTGGACAGTCTTATCAGTAAAAAAATGAATGGAAAACTAAAGGGGGAAGGGAGAAAGAATGATTAGCTTTACAATCAAAGGCAACCTTGCAGGACTTAATGAGCTTATTGCTGCTAATAGGTCATACAGAATAAAAGGTAATAAGCTCAAAAGAAACAATACAGATATAGTCAAGGCTGCAATATATGAAGCAGGTCTTATCAGAAATGACGGCTGGAAAAATGTAGAGGGATTTAAGGACCGTTTTGATATTGATAAAGATGATCCAAGAGTGCTGGTGTGGGTTTTTGAAAGTCAAGGTGATGATTAAATAAAAAATATGAGGAGAATAATTTGAAAGCAATATTGAAATATCCCGGAGCAAAATGGAGGATTTCTGATTGGATAATAGAGAATATGCCCACACATCACAGTTACATAGAACCATACTTTGGTTCTGGTGCGGTGTTTTTTAATAAAAATCCTTCAAACATAGAAACTATAAATGATCTGGATGGAGAGGTAGTTAATTTCTTTGAAGTGGTAAGGGATATGCCGGAGGAGTTGGCTGCTAAAATTTATATGACACCATACTCAAGAGCTGTATATGAAAATATATATGGACAGCCATATAAAGTAACTGATACAAAACTTGATAAAGCCTTAAATTTTTGTATCAAGATAAACATGAGTCATGGATATAGATGTAATGCAAAAAACGGATGGAAAAATGATGTTCAAGGAAGAGAACGATCATATGCGGTGCAAGTTTGGAATAAGCTACCCGAAATAATCGTGCAAGCTGCTGAAAGGTTGAAAGAAGCACAGATTGAGCAACGGCCAGCAATAGAAATTATAAAAAGGTTTAATAATCCTAAGTGTCTGATATATTGTGATCCCCCATATTTACTTAGAACTAGAAAAGGGAAACAATACAATATAGAAATGTCAGACAAAGAACATGAAGAGCTTTTACAATTGTTACTTGAGAGTAAAAGTAAGGTAATAATTAGTGGGTATGAATCTGATTTATATAATGATGCATTGAAGAACTGGAGAAAAAAGACAACTTACAGTCTAACGCAAAGTATGAGAAAAGCAAAAGAAGTGATATGGATGAATTATGACATTAATAAACAACTAACTTTATTTCAGGAGGAACAAAAGCGTGTTTAGAAAAGATTTTAACATAGACGAGCAAGAAAGATATTACGGTAGGAAATTTGAACTTATATCAAGAATTCAAGACTTAAGAGACCTGATAGAAGAAATAAGAGCTCAAGAAGAGTGTGCCATAAAGGCGGGTGATATGGGAATGAATATTAATACCTATGACGAAGATTACTCTGATAATAAAACAGGGTTTTGTGAATATATTGCAGAGGCACTAGAGATAATACAATCTAAATACATAGAAAAATTTGAAACATTGAAAATAGAAGATTTTTAGTTTATAGAAATTTGAATTTGTAGGAGGTGAAGATGATTAATATAAAAGACCTGAGGGTAGGGCAGACTTTATGTTTAATACAAAGAGGTTACGAATACAATCAACACAATCAACACCAAGAAGAAATAGCCAAAGTTCTAAAAGTAGAAATTATAAAAATTGGAAGAAGGTGTGTAACTGTAGATACCGGTATAACTACTGAGATCTATGACTCTCAAAAGAATTTCAAGATTTATGGCAGTCATAGGAAAATAAAACGAGGTCTTTATCTTTGTGTACAAGATTATGTTGATGAACTGAAAAAAGAAAAATTGTTAAAAAAGATAAGAGATTTTTTCAATTACAGCAATAAACAATGCAATCTGTTAAGTCTTGAAGATTTGGAAACTATAAACGAAATTATCAAAAAGTATCAGGAGAGGTAGTGCAGATGTTAAAACCTAAAGTGAACATAGAAGAGTTTGCAAGGTTCGGATTCAAGCCTTGCAAGGGTATTGCGAAAGAAGATCAATGTTATTATCTGTGTGTGGCAAGGGGCGTGAAAATGTTATTTGTAAGTCCAGTTATATTTGATATTCAAGATTGGGAAGACAACGATCCAAGGATACACAGCGTACCTAATTGCAAGTACAGAGATCATCGCACTGCAATAGATATTGTATATCAGCTAATAAAAGCTGATATGCTGAAAGGAGACTGGGAGGGGTAAGAATGACAGATAAAGAACACCGTGAGATATTAGAAAAGGCTTTAGCTGTGCAGAAATGCATAGACAGTATAGACATGCACAACGAATGGATTCAGAACATAATAAAAAAATGGAATTCTCTGAATAATATTAAGTCTTATTGGATAACAATTTCGGGATATGTTGGAGAAAATGGAAATACCACGACTGTTGATATTGCGTTGAATCCAGATGATGGGGAAGATATGATAAAGCTTATAAAAGAAAAACTTGAAAAGGTAATACAAGGGCATGAAAAATCAATATATGAAGAACATGAAAAACTAAATAGCTTGTTGAAGTAAAACAGCAAAATAACAGAAAGGAGTCGAGCCTGCCGGCACAAAAGGGATATCCGGCTCCTTGATTGAAAAATGAATAAAGAAAGACAGATAAAGTGTGAGTTATATAATGACAATTTTCAGAACTATAAAAGATATGGGATACAGAAAGCACAGCTTGTAATAGCTGATATACCGTATAACATAGGCAATAATTTTTATGGTTCAAATCCTATGTGGTATAAAGGTGGTGATAACAAGAATGGAGAAAGTAAGCTTGCAGGAAAGGCAGCATTTAATACTGACTTTAATTTTAATATCGCTGAATACTTTCATTTTTGCAACAGATTGCTTAAGAAAGAACCTAAAGAACGAGGAAAAGCCCCTTGCATGATAGTATTTTGCTCATTTCAACAAATACAGACAGTAATAGAATACGCTAATAAGCATGGATTTAAGAACCATATTCCGCTGGTATTTGTAAAGAATTACAGTCCTCAAGTATTAAAAGCCAACATGAGAATATGCGGAGCTACTGAATATGGCTTGATCTTATACAGAGATAAATTACCTAAGTTTAACAACGAAGGTAAAATGATATTTAACTGGTTTGAGTGGAAGAGAGATAATGCTAAGCAATACCCGAAGATACATCCGGCACAAAAGCCTGTAAGCTTGCTAAAAAGACTTATAGAAATATTCACAGATGAGGGGGATATAGTAATAGATCCTGTAGCCGGAAGTGGAACAACTTTAAGAGCTGCAAGGGAACTTAATAGAAATTCTTACGGCTTTGAAGTGTCTAAAGAATTCAGCAATAAAGCAAAAGAATTGATGCTTTTTGAAAATAACGAAGCCAAAGAAAGGGGTGAATAAATGACCGCTAAACAATATTTAAGCAGAATTGAAAAACTTGACATGCTGATAGAAAGTAAAAAAGACGAGCTAAATTCATTCCGCGACACCTTGCCGGCTTTACCTTCTCAGAACCTGTCTGAAGAACGAGTGCAGACAAGTCCACAGAAAGACGCTAGTTTTACTAGAAGTATAGAGCGTGTTATGGAGATGGAAACGGCTATTGATAAATATAGAGATGAAAGGCAGGAGATTATAGATAACATTTATAGCCTTAGTAGCATTAGCTATATAAAAGTACTTTCTCAGAAATATATATATCATAAGAGCCTGAGAATGGTATCTAAAGAATTAGAATACTCATATGACTGGGTAATGAAATCACATAAGGCAGACTTATCAGAAATTGAAAAATTAATAGTTGCAAAAACCTTACATAAAAATATATAAAACTCTTAAAAGTCTACAGACAAATACAGAGTCAAGTGTGTTATACTAGTATCAGTAAAAGTGTAAGTAAGTTCTTTTACCTCCTAAAAAACATAGATTACGGCACAAAGAAGGCAGTCAGCAGGCTGTCTTTTTTGGTTGCAGATTTTGAGAAAGGAGCGAAAATTATGGGCAGACCTAGAAAAATAAAAACAGCTAAGTCTTTAGAACTTATGTGGGAAAACTATAAAAATTACTGTGATAATAAGACAGTGCTTGCCCACGATTTTAGTTCTAAAAATAGCGAATTTGTAAGTGCTGAACTTAGAAAAAGTATAACTTATACAATTGAAGGTTTTTGTGTGTTTATCGGTATTCCAAGGTCGATATTCTACAGTACTTATGCAGAAGATGAGAGGTATTCGGACATTGTTACACGCATAAGGGAAGAATGTGAAGTTGATGCAAGAGAAAAGTTTGAACTAGGTGTTATACCTTCACAACTTGCAAACTTATGGATGGGTAAGTACGGATACAGTGCTAAGATGGACGCTAATGTATCAACAAAAGACATTGAAAAATCTAAGCTTGATGAATTGATAAGGCAGATGAAAGAGGATTAATTATGCCAGACTTACTATTTTCAAAGAAATATAAGGCTTTTATAAGATGCCAAGCACCGGTCGAATTTCTTGAAGGTACTACATACGCAGGTAAAACTACTGTCGGTATATATAAGTTCATGCTTAAGGTTGCTGATAGCGATAAAAAACTTCATATCATAGCTGCCAAGGACACAGGCACCGCAGAAAAAAACATAATAGCTAAGGATTTATGCATACTTGAGGTATTTGGAGAGCTTGTAACATACAATGGAAACGGAACAAAGGATAATAAAATACCACATATATATCTTGATACAAATAAGGGCGAAAAAATCATATACGTACTTGGCTATGGGGATAAGCAGAAGTGGCAGAAGGCACTGGGAGGACAGTATGGCTGCCTGTATATAGATGAGATTAACACAGCCGATATAGATTTTGTCAGAGAAGCGGCTATGAGGTGCGATTACTTAATGGCTACGCTTAATCCTGATGACCCTAACTTACCAATTTATAAAGAGTATATAAACTGTGCAAGACCACTTGAAAAGTGGAAAGATGATACGCCTGAAGAAATACTTGAAGAACTAAAAGAAGAACCAAAGCCAGGATGGGTACATTGGTTCTTTTCTTTTGCTGATAATCTTGGGCTTAGTAAAGAGAAATTAGATACAATCCTTACAAATACCCCTAAAGGTACTAAGATTTGGAAAAACAAGATCCAAGGCTTGAGGGGTAAAGCTACCGGCTTGATATTCCCAAACTTTGACAGGAAAAAGCATGTGATAAGCATTGCTGAAGCTAAGAAGTACGATTTTAGGAAGTTCAGTGCAGCATTGGATACAGCCTATTCCAGCAAGAGCCCTGACACCATAGCGATGGTATTTCAGGGGATTACGAAGTGTCGCAAGGTCATAACACTCAGTGAAAAGGTTTATAACAATGCAAATCTTGATACACCCTTAGCACCATCTGATACAGTGCGTAAGTTTATTAATTTCCTTGATAAGAATAAGGATAACTGGGGCACAGTAAGGGATGTGTTCATAGATAGTGCAGACCAAGCGACTATAACAGAACTGAATAAGTACAAGAGGCTGAACGGCTCAATATATAAATTCAACAATGCCTATAAAGCTATGAAGATTATAGACCGCATAAACCTTATGCTTGGATGGATACAGCAAGGCTCATACTTGGTATGTGAAGGCTGTACGGAGCATCTTAAAGAGCTTGATACATATAGCTGGAATGCAGATAAGGACGAGCCGGAAGATACAAATGATCACACTATAAATACAAGTCAGTATTCATGGATGCCTTATACACTACTTATAGGATTTGAGGAGAAAGAGAGATCGGATGAGGATAATGGAGACTATTAAAAAGAGTATACGAAGTTGGCTTGAGATACAGCCGGCAGACCCTTACACAATAAAAATAATAGACAGTATAGACTTTGAAACCAATGCTATCAGAAACAAGATATGGTACAGAGGGGACAGCAACGAACTTGAGCAGTTATATAGCCAATTACTTGAACAGGTGGACAAGTATAAATTCTGGGCATCAAAAAGTACTCCGGGGCAGGAGATAAGAAAAGTACATACAGGATTACCCGGACTTATCGTTAAAGTACTTACGGATGTAGTGCTTAATGACTTAAATGACTTTGATTTTGAGTCGGATAAAGATAAAAATCTTTGGGTTGAAATGGATAAGGAAGAGCTATTTTTGGAGCAGCTTAATACTGCGCTTAGGGAAATGCTTTATATAGGTGATGGTGCTTGGAAGATAGTCATTGACACGGACTTCAGTCCTTATCCTATGTGTGAATGGGTGTCAGGCTTATATGTAGACTATAAATACCAATATGGTAGGGTCAAAGAGGTGGTTTTTAAGAGTACCTACAAAGAGAACCATAAAACCTATACTTTGCATGAGATATATGGTTATGGATATATAAGCCATAAACTGTACTTAAATGATAAAGAAGTACCGCTTAACAGTATTGAAGCTACAAAGGGTATGATTGATTTAACTTTCGATAAGACCATACTCTTAGCGGTTCCGGCAAAGATATATTCAAGTAAGAAGTATCCGAATAGAGGCGGTTCAATCTTTGATGACGGTAAGCTTGATAATTTTGATGCGTTTGATGAGGCTTGGAGTCAGTGGATGGACGCTTTAAGAGCAGGCAGGGCAAAGACATACATTCCTGAAGGACTGCTGCCAAGAGATCCAAACACAGGAGCACTTATAAAGCCGAATGCTTTTGATAACAGGTATATAGCCACAGAAGCGAATATGTCAGAAAAGGCAGACAGTAAAATAAGCACTGAACAGCCGAACATACCTCATGACAGTTACTTAGCATCATATGTAACGGCTTTAGACCTTTGTTTACAGGGCATTATAAGCCCAAGTACCTTAGGTATTGATGTTAAGAAACTTGATAATGCAGAGGCACAAAGAGAAAAGGAAAAGGCTACTCTTTATACAAGAGGTTCAATAGTAAAAGCCTTACAAAAGGTTTTGCCAAGAGTTATACAGGCTCATTTTGACGCATACAACATACTGAACAAAACTGCTTTGGAAGAAGTCAAGATTGATGTGAACTTTGGAGAATATGCAAATCCAAGCTTTGAAAGTCAGGTTGAGACAGTATCCAAGGCTAAAACAGGAGGTATCATGAGTATAGAGGCATCTGTAGATGAGCTTTATGGGGATAGTAAGGATGATGATTGGAAGAAAGAAGAGGTTGCAAGGCTTAAAGCAGAACAAGGAATTGCTGAGCTTGAAGAGCCTGAGCTTAACTTAGAGGGGGTGTTGACAGATGATAGTATCGATAATGAACCACCAATACCAAATGAGTCGCCTACAGTACAAGCAGATACTGAGAATGGCAGCGGAGCAAGTACCTAGCGGTGTATATGCGATAGAAAAGGCAGGGTATGCAGAGCTAAGGAATGATACAGTTTACAGCAAGACTAAGCTTAAAGAACTTATAAGGGGCTTTAAGCAGTCAGGATTTAAGGTGTACAGCAATGGATTATGATGTAGGTGCTGCATTTGATAGAATAGAAACTGAACTTATCAACTCTATGATTCGGAATATGGACAGACACAGAGCGGAAGAGCTTAAAGAGGGCTATAACTGGGAAATGTGGCAAGCTTTGCAACTGAAACAGCTTGAAAGGTATAAAAGACTTAACGCTAAGAAGTATAAAGGGCAGTTTAAGGACATAAATAACAAGATTGAGTTGCTGATAAGACAGGCTAACCGCAAGGGTTATATGTCTGAAGAGGTAAAAATACTTGATGCGATTAAAAAGGGCTTTTTTGCACAGAAATCAAGTGAAGCTTTAAATGGTGCTTTTTTTAGGGTCAATGAAAGAAAACTGGATGCGCTTATACAGGCAACCGTAAAGGATATGGGCTCAGCCGAAACCGCAATACTTAGAATGGCAAACGACCGGTACCGTAAAGCTATATTCAATGCTCAAGTTTATGCTAATACAGGAGCAGGAACCTATGAGAAGGCTGTAGATATGGCTACAAAGGATATGCTTGCAGCAGGACTTAATTGTGTTCAGTATAGAAACGGCGCAAGGCATACACTGGCTAACTACGCTAGAATGGCTATAAGGACTGCAAATAAAAGGGCATATTTACAAGGGGAAGGTGCCAAAAGGCAGGAATGGGGTATAAGTACGGTCATAGTCAATAAAAGAAGTGGTGCTTGTCCTTTATGTATGCCCTTTGTGGGCAAGGTGATGATCGATGATGTGTGGAGCGGAGGAAAGCCCACAGACGGACCTTATATGTTATTAAGTTCAGCCATGCAAGATGGATTTTACCACCCAAACTGTAAAGATAGCCACAGTACTTATTTTCCTATGCTTGATGACAACCCTAGGGCTAGATTTTCAAGAAGAGAATTAAAAGAGATTGAGGAAGATTATAAGCAAGAACAACTTGTAAACTATGCTGATAGGCAAGTAAAGAAGTATACAAGACTTGCTGGAAATTCACTGGATGAGGGTAATGTATATAAATATGAGAGAAAATTAAATGAATGGAATCAAGTTGTTGTAAATCGTATTAAAAATGGTATAATAGATGATACAGAAGGCTCTTTTCTACCTATGGATTTGCAATTATTTGCTGAAAAAGATCTTAAAAATCAAAGTTCGAATTCATTGAGAAGATCTATAAGAAATTTTGAAAAGAGAATAGCAGAGCATGAGCATTATATCGAAAATCCAATCAGTCACTGTCCGGATTGGGAAACAAAAGACCCGAGGAGACAGCAAGGACTAATAAAGCATTGGCAAAAAGAAATCTCGAATTTCAAAGAGTCAATTCAAAATAGGATTGATGAATTAAAAGAAAGGGGAGAAGTATTATGACAAACCAAATTAGCGTTGAAGGAATTGGGTACATAGTTACAAGAATAGTTGAGAGAGCTAAAGAAGCAGCAGGTGAGGCAAAAGAAGACAAGACTGACAGCTTCAAGGACGGAAGAGCGTTGGCTTATTATGAAGTTTTAGATATTTTAAGAACTGAATTAGAAGCAAGAGATTTAGACTTAAAAGATATCGGTCTTGATTTTGATTTGGAAAAAGAATTATTGTAAATGAAAAGAAGAAAAGAAGCTACAAAAAAGGAATACGAAGAATACAGGAAGGCATTGGTTGAAGAAAAAATCGGCATCAGAATGTTAACACCTGAAGAAGTTGAACAACTAAAAAAAGAAGGTCGTCTTAAAGCACTTTATGAAGTATAAGGTGCTTTTTTAATACATAGAAAGGGGTGATTACTATAAAAGTAAAGGTCATAAGTAGATTTTACGACTCTACAGCTGATAACATTCTAAGAAGTGTCGGAGATATATTGGAAGTTACAGAGGAAAGATTTAAGGTGCTTAATGAGTATAAAGTTGTAGAAAAAATAGAAACTAAGCAAACCAAGGACGCATAGGCGTTCTTTTTTAATGCCCAAACACGACAAGGCTCTAAAAGGTGCGTGGCAGGCGACACCTATGAAAACGGAAGTATCAAGTGGGACACACTGAAAATGGAAAGGAGCAATAAATAATGGAAAATAATCAAAATAATAACCAGAACCAGCCGCAAACATCTAACAGTCAGACTCAAAACCAAAGCAATACAGCACAAAACAGTGCGGCACCTGCTATTGATTATGACAAGATACAGCAGATGTTAAACGGTACCTTGGCTGCTAAAGAGGATACGGCGTTAAAAGCTTACTTTAAACAACAGGGACTTAGTCAGGAAGAACTTGAGCAGGCTGTAACTACATTCAAGCAGCAAAAGGCAGCTAATCAACCGGATGTAACTGCTCTTAAGTCTGAACTGGATACATATAAGCAGCAGGCATTAAAAGCTGAAATAGAAAAAACAGCTTTATTTGAGGTATTAGGCTTAGGAGTTGATGTTAAGACCGCACCTTATGTAATCAAGATGGCTGATTTATCAAGTGTGTTAGGTCAGGATGGTAAGATAAATCAGGAAACAGTTAAAGCAGCCATATCAAAGGTTCTTGAGGATATACCGGGATTAAAACCCTCACAGGCTCAAGCCGGTGGATTTGTACAGGTTGGTACCGGAAATACGGGAGACGGTCAATCACAGGCTGATAATGCAGCTTTAAGAGCAGCATTCGGGCTTAAGTAAAAACAGAAAGGAATAAATTGAATGGCAGTTTACAATTACGCAGAAACATTTTCAAACTTGTTACAGGAAGTTTATAAAAAGGAACTTTGCTCAGATGAGCTTACTCAAAGTAATCAGGGAGTAACATTTATAAATGCACAGACTATAAAGCTTCCCAGAATGAGTGTATCAGGTTATAAGGATCATACAAGAACTCCAGGATTTAATGCAGGTACGCTCAGTAATGATTGGGAGGCTAAGAAGCTTACCCATGACAGGGATATAGAAATATTTATTGATCCCATGGATATAGATGAGACAAATCTTACTCTGTCTGTTGCAAACATACAGCATACTTTTGAAACAGAGCAGGCAATACCGGAAAAGGACAGTTACAGGTTTTCAAAGCTTTTTTCAGAACTTACAACCTATTCCGGAAGAATAGACCATACAGTTATCACTGCGGCTAACTTCCTTGAGGCATTTGATGAGGAGATGTCAAGAATGGATGAGGCATCCGTTCCGGAAGAGGGCAGAATACTTTATGTAACACCTGCTATGGCTAAGATAATCAAGGAAGCGGAAGGAATACAAAGAGTAATGTCCGTATCCGCCCCAAATAAGATAGTCAGAACCGTACATTCTTTAGATGATGTACAGATAAAGAAAGTACCGTCATCAAGAATGAAGACTGTATATGATTTTACAGACGGATGTAAGCCGGGCAGTGCCGCAAAGCAAATCAATTTTATACTTATACATCCTACCTGTGTGGTGGCAAGGGATAAGTACAGCTATATTAAGCTCTTTACTCCGGGTACTGACTCAAGAACCGCTGACGGCTACATCTATCAGAACAGAAACTATGGAGATTTGTTCCTGCTGGAAAAGAAAGTGGCAGGTTGTGCCATGAATGCACAGGCATAGGAGGTGGAGTAAGTGAAGGCAATAAAAGATAATAAAGAGTATACTGTTACCAACGAGTCAAAGCAGCATTACATAGATACCGGCTTTGATATCGTTGATGAAAATGGTGAGATCGTAGAGTATGGTAGAGGTAAAATGGTGAGTCTTGAGGAGCATAACCAAGCACTAGAAAGAATTAAAGAGCTTGAAGCTCAGCTTAAATCAAGTGCAAAACAGGAAGATAAGCCTGAAAAAGAAGAGGTCAAGTCTGACAAGGAAGGTAAGAAGTAGCTATGGCTTATACAGGGTATGTTGATGAACAATTTTATAGAGATGTATACAAGGGTGTCAGCATACCCTCTGACGATATAGGTCGTATGCTGATACAGGCTTCCAGGCATATAGATTCACTTACCTTTAACCGCATTGTGACCAAAGAATTTGATAACCTGACGGTGTTTCAGCAGGATATCATAAAAGAAGTTATATGCAGGCAGGCAGACTTTGAATATGAAAATGCGGATATCATAGATACGGTTTTACAAGGATACAGTATAAACGGAGTATCAATGCAGTTTAACGGCAGTAGCTGGAATGTATATGCTGATAAAGGCATAGCTATAAAAAAGGACTTATACAGCTTGCTAAGTCAAACAGGTTTGACAAGCAGATTGGTGGGGGCATGAGATATCCGGTATTAGTAGATAAAAGGTTTTGTAAAACAGACATAAAGGTGATTTTGGAGAGGGAAGGGCTTAACAAATACGGTGAGCCGTTTCCCTTTATTACTTTAAATCTTAAGTGCAATTATCAGGATAACGCAAAGACAGTACTAACAGCGGAAAAGAAACTGATACAGCTATCTGGAAGTGCTTTATTTGTTGGGGATATATGCCCTGAACTTCCCACATTTTCGGGTGGAAGTGTGGAAGTGTTAGGGGTAAAAAGGCGGATATTCCAAGGCTTTAAGGCTAGAAATCCTGATGGTACCGTTAATTATACAAGATTGGATTTAGTGTAGATATGGGCGTCAATGTGAAGATGAATCAAGTAAGAATTAAACAGCTAAGTGAATCGGCTGTAAAAGCACTGGAAATGACTATGGAAGCTGTGCATACAGATATTGGACAGGCTGAAACGGTTCCAATGCGTACAGGTGCTTTATCGGGAGAACAGTTTTTTGTAGATTATGAAAACTCAAAGAGTGGGAAAGTAAGTCTTGTGAACAGTACACCTTATGCAAGAAGGCTATACTATCATCCTGAATACAATTTCAACAAAACTTTTCATTCAAATGCCGGAGCAGGTTGGTTTGAACCGTATCTTGAAGGCAGTAAAAAAGATTTTGCAAAGAAGGCATTTGCAAGAATTTATAAGAGTTTAGGGGGTACATAGTGGTACTTTTATCAGATGTCAGGGACTTTATAGCTTCTTTGGGTTTCGTTGATGATGAACAGGTTTATAGTGGAAAACTCGAAGATAAAAAGGATAAGTCAATAGGAGTATATAACCGTAAAGTAAACACAGCTCAATCAATTCCTTTGGGCGGTTTGAAATTAAAGAGTTTCGGAATTAAACAGATATCAATACTTGTCCACTGGAATAGAAGCCAAAGAGAAACAGAAAAGGCGACCATTAAACTTTTTAATCTATTGCAAAATCAAAGGGATTTCAGCATTGGGCAAGTAAAGGGTAAGTTCATACTTATGGGTATGGATGAGCCGCAAAGTGTAGATACAGATGATAACGGCATCTATGAATATGTCATATGGTGCGATATTTACTATGAAAGAGAGGAATAAGCAATGGCACAAACAGGAGTATATCCGGTTTATGAAAATCAGTTCAAAGTAGGTGCTGAAAAGTCAAGTGCCACAACCATAGCCGATATGGAGACATTTTCAGTGTCTTTCAGTAACGGTGTGGAAAACTGGACACCTATGGAACATAAAGGATGGCAGAGGGCGTTAATGACTGCAAAGGCTGTCACAATTACTATAAACGGTAAGAGAAATAAAGGGGATACCGGTAACGACTTTATAGCTAAGAAGGCATTTACTAATGGCAGAGACTCGGAAGGATATTTTTGCTGGATATTTCCGGACGGTACTACAGTGGAATGGGATATGGCAGTATTTGATGTCAAGAACATGGGTGCAGGAGACTCAACAAATGTCGCACCGCTTGAGTTTGATGTAATAAGTAACGGCAAGCCTACAGTAACACCGTCAGTATAGGAGGAACTAAATGAGCAAAACAATAGATATTACAGATAAACTGAGTTTTGAGGGAAATCCCAAACTTATTGTAAGGGGCGTAGAGATAGAAGTTAATACAGACGCTCCTACAGTACTTAAGTTTATGAAAGTTATCAACGATGAAGAAAGTTCAGAATCATCGACTATATTAAAGTCCTATGAGCTGCTGTTTTCAGAAGAAAACAGAGAAAAAATAGAGTCATTAAATCTTGATTTTAGTGATTTCTTAATCGTTGTAAAGTCTGCTATGTCATTCATAAACGGAAATAGTAATAAAGAGGGGGAAGAGTAGACCCCTATTATGATTTATTCGAGGACTACGATTTAATCGTGTCCTCTTTTTTATCACAATACGGGGTCAGATTAATGCATAAAGAATTTAAAGATATGCAATGGGATGAATTTAGAGCGCTATTAGCAGGTATATCTTCAGAAACGGCTTTAGGTAGAGTTGTAGCTATAAGAGCTGAAAATGATAAAAACATACTGAAAAACTTTACACCTGAACAACACAGGATAAGAAATAATTGGAAAAAGAGGCAAGCACAGACCAGGACTGAAGAGGATATGAAGAATGTGCTGGACGGTTTCAAGGAGGCTTTTATTGCAATGGCAGGAGGTGAGTAAATGGCAGGAAGCAGTGCAGGCTCCATACAGCTTGATTTAGAACTTAATAGATCAGGCTTTGACAAACAATTAAGCGGTATAGGCGATATTGCTAAAAAAGCAGGTCTTGCTATAGCTGCAGCTTTTTCAGTAAAAGCCTTGGTTGACTTTGGCAAGTCATGTATAAACTTGGGTTCAGACCTTGCAGAAGTACAGAATGTTGTGGATGTTACTTTTACATCCATGTCTGCACAGGTGGATAAATTCGCTAAAGATGCAGTAGTCAACTTCGGTCTATCAGAAACAATGGCGAAGCAGTATATGGGTACCATTGGTGCGATGTCTAAGTCGTTAGGCTTTTCTGAAAAGGCAGCGTATGAGATGAGTGAGGGAATTGCATCTCTTGCCGGAGATGTGGCGTCTTTTTACAACATTTCACAGGATAGTGCTTTTGATAAGCTTCAGTCTATTTTTACCGGTACATTAATGCCTCTTCGTGAGTTCGGAATCAATATGTCTCAGGCTGCTTTGCAAGAATACGCACTGAGAAATGGAATTACCAAATCAATGGATGCTATGTCAGAGCAGGAAAAAGTAATGCTCAGATATAAATTTGTAATGGATGGGCTTAAAGGAGCGCAAGGTGATTTCCTTAGAACATCAGACGGATGGGCTAACCAAGTGAGAGTATTAAAACTCCAATTCGATTCCCTTAAAGCCACGATAGGTCAAGGACTTATAAATGTATTATTACCTGTAGTAAAAATGATAAACGGTCTTATAGGTAGGGTAATGTCTCTTGCTAATGCTTTTAAAGCTTTTACAGATTTGCTTTCAGGAGGAGGTAAGTCCTCGGCAAGTGCAAGTGTGTCTAAAGCGGCAGGCGATATGGGAAAGATGGAGCAGGCGGCAGGAGGAGCAGGAAAAACTTTAGGAGGAGCAGGAGGAGCGGCTAAGAAAGCAGCTAAAGATATAGCAAGTGCTACAACCGGTATAGATGAGTTAAATATAATAAATAAGCCCGATTCGGGCGATAATGGTGATTCCGGAGGCGGAGGCGGCTCAGGTGGAGGCGGTTCTGATTATGGTGCTGATGAATTCGACATGGGAAGTCTTGCACAGGGTGAAGGTGTAGTTGATAGTTTCGTCGAAAAGATAAAAGGTCTTATAGATTATGTCAAGGAGCTTGGCAGCCTATTTATGCAAGGCTTTAAGATAGGCTTTGGAGATACTTCTGTACTTACTGATATAGCTGATAAAATCAAGGGTATAGGAAAAAGCATACTTGATATATTTTCTAATACAGATGTGCAAAAAAGTACTGATAATTTTATGAAGTCATTAGCATTAAACCTAGGCAAAAGTATAGGTTCTATAGCATCTATAGGAGCTACCATAGCATTAAATTTGCTAGGCGGTTTAGATAAGTATCTTGACCAAAATAAAGAGCTTATTCAGCAGCATCTTGTAAACATGCTTGATATAAGTGCCAGAGGCATGGATATATTTGGTAATTTCATGGTAGCTATTGCTGATATATTCACTGTCTTTAGGAGTGACCAGGCACAACAACTTACAGCAGATTTGATAGGGATATTTGCAAATTCTTTTCTCGGTCTGAAAGAGCTATGTATGCAGGTTTCTGTAGACATACTTAACATAATAACAGCTCCGTTTATAAATAATGTAGATGGCATTAAATCAGCATTAAATAGCTTACTGGGTATAATTGGCACAGTTGTAGGGCAAATTAAAGAACTTGTAGATTATTTTTTCACAGGACTTACAAATACATATAATGCCCATTTCAAACCCCTTGCAGACGCTTTAGCTAAAGGATTTACTGATATAGGTGCTAAAGGATTGGAAATGTATGATAAGTATCTTAGACCTGTACTAGAACAGATAGGTCCCAAATTTACAGAACTTTCAGAAACACATCTTAAACCTCTAATTGACAGATTTATGGAGTTTTTTGGAAAGGTAGCGGATGGTATAAAAGAGATTTGGGAAAAGGTATTGCAGCCATTCATAGAATGGTTTATTGCAAATGTAGCGCCTATGATCGGAGCAGGATTAAAAGTGGCAATTGAAGTGTTTTTTGCTTTTGCGACAGCAGTTGCGGATGTTATAGCCGGGGCATTAAAAGCATTGGGCGGGCTTATTGATTTTATAACAGGTGTTTTTACAGGAGATTGGAAGAAGGCGTGGGAAGGCATAAAAACATTCTTTAGTGGTATATGGGACGCCATGAAAGCTATAGTAACAACTGTTTTTAATTTAATAAAAATAGCGATAGATAATGTTTTAAAAGCTATAAAATCAGTTTGGGATTCAGTGTGGGGTGCTATAAAGTCATTTGTTGAAGGTGTGTGGAATGGAATTAAGACCACAGTAACAAACAGTATTACAACAGTAAAGACCGGTATAGACACAACACTCAATGCTATAAAGAGTGCTTGGGATACTACATGGAACAGCATAAAAGCTACTACAGTGAATATATGGAACGGTATATGGGGTGCTATAAAAGGTGTTATTAACATGATCATAGGTGGAATTGAGGGTATGGTTAACGGATGTATCAGTGCTATAAATTCACTCGTTGAAGGGCTTAATGATTTAACAAGTGCCATTCCAGGCGGAGATTCAATATCAATACCTACAATGTCAAAAATTAGCTTGCCTAAGCTTGCCCAAGGTGGGTATGTAAGGGCTAATACACCGCAACTTGCCATGATAGGCGATAACAAATATCAAGGGGAGGTTGTTGCTCCTGAGGGTAAGCTTTTAGATATGGCAAGATTAGCTGCTGATATGTCCTCTCAATCACGAGACAACCAAACCAATGAGAGAATACTGACAGCGCTTGAGAAAATAGCGGATTTGATAGAAACATTAGACCTTACTGTAAATCTTGACAATAAAGAGATTGCAAGAAGTCAAAGAGAATACAGTAAGAGATTAGGTTTTGACATGACTTAAGAAAGGAGAGAGTATGTCATTTTTAGTTATAAATAATACAAAAATACCCTCTCCTGATATCGGAGCAAGTCTTGTAGTAGCCACAAATGTGGATGCAGGAAAGAACGCTAACGGTACTTTTGTGGGACAGAAGATAGGAAGAGACCAATATAAGATTGATAATTTGCAGTGGTCAGTATTAACTGCTGTGGAATGGTCTTTAATACTTAATCTTTTCTCGGCTTTTAGGGTAACTTGTACATTTCCTGATGCAGTTAATAACAGGTTTATAACACTTGAAATGTATCCGGGAAATAGAAGTGCTACTCCTATACTTTTTGATGATGAAGGTATGCCTACTATGTATAAAAACTGTAAAGTTAATCTTATAGATTGTGGCGAGGTGTGATATGCAATTAGTAAGCAAGGAATACAAAGAACAGATAAGAAAGCCTTTAAGGAACCATTCTTTTATGACGGTTACAGTCGGAATAGTAAATCAGGAAGCACAAGCTGGTGTATTGGTTGACAACACTAAAGAATATGCTTATTTTGCAGAACTAAAGAAACCCTTTGATAATTATGATGTAACTATACCGTATGCAGTTCTTGAAGAAAGATTTACAAAAGTAGACGATAGTATGTTTTTTATGCCGAGGGAAAACACGAGATATACCTATATAAATCAAGGTATAGTTGTAAAGAATATAGGAGATGTCATAAGGCTTGTATTTCCTGTGGTATATGATATTAAAGGTTTAACTATAGATTTTTCCCATGTTTATCCTGTGGATTTTGATATCGTTTCAAATGTAAATACAGTGCAGGTAAGAGGTAATAACAAGCAGCTCTTTGTTACAGATGAAGTATTTAACCAAGTAACTTTCTTTGAGATAAAGCCATTAAGGATGCTATATGGTGGAAATAGGCTCAGAATTAATAAACTCACTATGGGGTTGGGAATATTCTTCAATAATACAAAGATTATATCTGCATCCAAAAAAGAGCATATCTCACCAATAATGAAAGATTTGCACACTCTTGATTTTGATATCAAGATCAATAACAAAGATAGGGCGTTTGATATAGAAAATTCAAAAAGCTCAATTAACTTTATGGAGTTGGGTCAAGTAGTGAAAGTCACTTACGGGTATGAACTGAACAGCGGACATATTGAGTGGGTAAATGGCTGTACATTAAACTTGAAATCTTGGAGTGCTGATGATAAGACTCTTTCTCTTTCTGCTACAGATGTTTTTGATAACTTAAATGGTATATACAGAAAGGGTGTATATAGCTATACAGGTATATCTTTGTATGATTTAGCTATGGATGTACTAAAGGATGCCAAAGTAGATACCAGAGATTATTATGTAGACAGTTACCTTAAGACAGTATTTATCAATAACCCCATACCGTCAATTGACCATAAATCTGCTTTACAGCTTATAGCCAATGCCGGGAGAAGCTTATTGTATCAAGACAGAACAGGAAAAATATGTATAAGAAGTAGCTTTTTACCGAAAATGAATGCTTCAGGAATTGATGAGGACTATTATTCAAAAGCAGCTGATATATTAAATGGAAATGAAAAACAGCATTACGCAAGCTTAGCTAATAAATATAGCCAAGTTGAGGATAGTGTTTTCTTTTTGCCAAGGAATATACAAGGTTCGACTTATCTGAATACAGGATATATAAGTAGAAGCATATCAAATCAAGACGGTACATTTGATAATAACCCCTCAGTAAGTATAACTATGGAAGCTGATCTATTGGTATTCGGATTAAGACTTTTCTTTCATGGGTATGCCCCTAAAGAGTTAACTTTTAAGGCATATAATGATGGTGAACTTAAAGATACTTATAAAGTTTATGGTTTAGATTTGGAAGCAGTTATACTCCATGAGTTTCCGCTTATGGACAGACTTGATATAGAGTTTAATAAAATACAAGCTTATAACCGTGTCGTGCTGGATAAGATCATATTCGGAGATGTAACGGATTATAGTTTTGAATATGAGAAAGAGCTTAAAACATATCCGGTAGGTACCTTGCTTGAAAAAACTAAGGTACTTAATACAATAAGGACAGTATATCAGCCAAGCACAGAGTCTATAAAAGAACTTGTAAAAGAAACTGTAGCAAGACAAGGAAAGTATGTATTTCAATTAAGCAATGCTTCATATGGTTTTGTAGTCAATCAAGGAGTAAATATTTTAAGAAGTTCAAGTTTTGAGATAGAGATTGAAACACAGTTCGGTATGGAAGTTATTATATCCGGTTACGAGTATGCGGTATCCAAACAATCAATATCAAAAGAGCTGAATGTTACAGGCAAGACAGAAAAATGGGAAAATCCTCTTATATCATCTGTAAAACACGCTGAACTTATCAGCGATTGGGTAGCAGAATACTATAACAGCGATAGAGAATACAGCCTTACAGATAGAGGAGAACCAAGACTTGATGCAGGGGACTTAGCTTTTTTGGAAAATAAATATGTAGACGGAATGATAATAAAGCTTGAGGATTATACACTTAGTTTTAACGGTGCACTATCAGGAAGTGCAAAGGCTAGGAGGGTGATGAAGTATGGCGTGGACAGAACCTAAAACTGACTGGGATGTAAGTAGTCGATTCGATAAGAATGATTTCAACAGGATTAAAAACAATCTTAATTATCTCAAAGATTTGGCATACACACTTTATGAAGCATTTATATATACAGATCTCGGAGCAGATAGAAACTACAGCGATTATGTGTATGCAGATGAGATAAATGAGATAGAAAATAACTTACATAGGATTTGTGATAGTACACTTGCACTTGATATAGGTATAAAAAAAGAGTACTTTCCTAATCAACAGTTTATAAACTATGAAGAACTAAACAGGATAGAAAAAGCCGGTCTTAGACTGTATGAGCTGCTTAAGGGGCAGGATACAGGCAGAAAAAGACTGGCTTTTACTTTAGGAGGAGCTGATTTTGGATAGATTGAAAACGGACTATAAAGACGATGTATTTACCGGGCAAAGAAAATACAGAGTGCTTGATAATGGAGATGGTACAAAAACATTTACAGATAATACGGTATATAGCCAAATAGGGGATAAGTTTGGAGCAAAGGACTTAAATGCCATAACAAAGACATTGAATGCATTGCAAGAAATAAAGAGAGTTTTTGTAGATGTCAGTAAGTGGAGTAACACAGCCCCTTATGTGCAGGAAATTGATGTGCCGGGAATACTATCTACAGATGCTCCTACTGTAGCTTTGTATTTATCAGGTTTAGAAACAGCAGAGGCTGTAAGAAGGTTAAATAAACAATTTGCAAAGGTAGATTTTGTTGAAACACTGGATGGAAAGATAAGAGTTAAGTGTTTTAATAAGAAACCGGAAGAGTCTTTATGGATAGGGTTAAAGGGGGTGTAAGTCATGGCGATTTGTTTGATTAAAAAAGGCGGAGGTGGAATTCAATCTGAAGATGTTACTGCGTTAAGAAGCGAAGTACTCAAGGGTAAAACCGCACTTACAATAGACAGCAATGATGAGGTTATTGAAGGAACTATGGAGTTGCTTACAGCTAATTCAGATTTAGTTCATGTAATGATGTGCTTTGACCGTGGTGCAGAAGATCACTGGGGGATGGGCGGTGCAATTGACAGCCCCTCTCATGGGCGAGGCATTATCATATCAATGCGCCCTGAAGACTTTAGAAAATATGCTTTGGACGATAGGTCCGTATTTGTATTTATGCCTATACCGGATCTAAGACCCGAGAACATCCGCTCCGATAAGAATATAGCAAAAATACAGGGCGGCATACCGATATGGAGTGTTATCGGTTCAGGATGGGGTGATATACTCTATGCCTGGGCGGATGAAGGTCATGCCTGGGATCATCCGGTGGCAGGTCGAGGAGTACTGTCAAAAATACCGAATGGGCACATCATCGAAGGTGCAAATTGGGTATTTCTGAAAGCCCCGACTCTTTTGCCTTGGAATATCAGAAAAGGGGTTAATGTATTGGGTGTTAAAGGTACATTACCTGACTATTCGGCAGGTAGAGTGGCTTTTAACGGTGCCACCTTTGACGGAACTTTATTGTCAGGGGTGGCTGACAAAGGGAAGGAAATACAATTGCAGCCTGAGGATTATCACAAATTCTTACCTTATACTAATTATACGAGCAACAGTGCTCCACACAGAAAATTTAACGGAATAAAAGATGGCGGATTACATTTTTCAGTTATTTCTACAAACAGTCAATACTGGAGGTCTGAAGATTGTTTAAGGACGGCTGTATTTTTTGCTGATAGTGTTAACATGACACCTTTTAAAAAATTGAAAATAGGTGTTAAATTCTTTGACGGAGTATTTAAGGTTGAAAATTATGTATCAGATAGTGCAGACTTTGAAGTTGGTATTGACATAGTTAGTGTAAATGATTTGCAGTTAAGAAATGAGGGAGTTTATAAATATCTATTTAAGTATGTAGGAGGTGTAAAGACTACCCCCAGAAGAGGAAAGGTATCTATTTCCAACCGAGGTGATTATAACCATGCAAACAATGATAAGGTGTTGCAGGGTATTTACAATTGGCAGCAAATGTACAAAGAATTGGATGTTTCAGATATAAATGAGCAATGCTTTTTAATTGCTTATTGCTTAAGTGTAACTAACTACAGCAGTTCTTATGCTGTGGCATCAGGGATACTCAATCACATAGAGTTTATAAATTAGCACCTCATTATGAAGTGCTTTTTTAATGCAAAATACAGAAAGGAGATATATGAAAGTAATATATGACGAACAGGGCAATATCTACTATCAGATGATGGATGTTGCTCCGGACCCGGTGGGCGGTTTGAAATTTATTAAAGTAGATGTTCCTATTGGGAAAAATCTTGTTAGGCTCGATGTAGACGGAGATAAAATCGAGCCGATATATATTGATAGACCTTTAACGGACACTGAAAAATTGCTTGAAAAAATAACACAAATGGAAGGTGAAATTACAGACAATCAATTGGCACTAGCTGAATTATCAACCGAAAAATAAGGCTATTTTATAGCTTTATATAAACTAATTTAAGAAAGGAAACATAAATATGGCATATGTATGGGCACATTTAATACAGAAGGGTAAAAAGAAGTTTAAAGATGTACCAGCAAGGTTAAAAGAAGCCGTTAGACAGGCACTTATAGACCTTGACACACCTGAGCTTGCTACTGAAGAGTAGTAAGTAAAAAGAAGGGTATTAGTTAGGCATATAACTGATGCCCTTTAAATATTTTGATTAGGAGCTAAAAACAATGTTTAAGATACCATTCGAGGTATATCAATTTTTAATGCTGATAGGATTTCCGGGTGCTTTTGTGGCATTTGCCAGAGTCCTTTTGTCGAGAATTAAAAAGATCGATATAGAGAGTAGAGCATTACAAAAAGGCGTGCAAGCTTTGCTGAGAAAAGAATTGTATGACTTGTACAACAAGTATAATGAGCAGGGTTATGCACCCCTTTATGCTAAAGAAAACTTCATAAATATGTACGAGCAGTACCATGCACTAGGTCTTAACGGTGTAATGGATAGCTTGTATGAAAAATTTATGGATCTACCGGAAACGGAGAAAGAGAGGAATAGTATATGTTAAGTAAGATAGTTACAAAGGAATGGATCGAGGCAGCAGGTATCAGAGCTATTAAGACAGTTGCACAGACAGCAATAGCAACTATAGGTACAGGTGCAGTGTTAAATGATGTAGATTGGGTAATGGTTGCTTCTGCAAGTGCTGTAGCAGGGATTTTATCACTGCTTACAAGTGTAGCAGGACTTCCGGAGCTAAAAGAAAAGGAGTAAGTATGTTACAAAACAATACAGACCCTAACATCCTACAGCTAATTGAGATAGCAAGAGCCGAAGTGGGATATATGGAAAAGAAAAATGCAAATAACCTTGATGATAAGAATACCAACGCCGGGCAAAATAACTATACAAAATACGCCAGAGATTTATATCCGCACCTACAGGGTCAACCCTGGTGCGACATGTTCGTTGATTGGTGCTTTGTAAAAGCTTTTGGAAAGGCTCAAACTTTAAAACTCACAGGTCCTTTTAGTGCATATACTCCTACATCCGCACAGTGGTTTAAGGATAAGGGGCAGTGGCATAGCAGACCTAAGGCAGGAGATTTGATATTTTTCAAAAACAGTGTTCGTATCTGTCATATAAGCTTGGTATATAAGGTTGCAGGAAATGTTGTGTATACTATAGAGGGTAATACTTCTCTCGGCTCACAGGTAATTCCCAATGGCGGTAGCGTGTGCTATAAGCAATATGATATAGATAATTCACGCATAGCCGGATACGGTAGACCGGATTACAGTCTACTCAAAACTAAAAGCAGATATGAGGTAGGTTGGAACAGAGATGACAGAGGTTGGTGGTATGCAGATACCGGCAACAGCTATATAAAGTCAAGTTGGAAAACTATAAATAGTCACTGGTACTATTTTGGTGAAGACGGATATGCAGTAACAGGATTGCAAGTAATAGACGGTAAGAGGTATATATTTGACAATACTATAAACGGTGAGTTTGAGTGCTGCATGCTTAAGACTGATGATAGTGGAGCTTTAAGTGTAGCAGTGGTATAA